TCCATTTTGTAATCCTCCAATATGATTGATTTTACCTACAATCCAATCATTCCGGCCGATTACAAAAGCCGAGGGAGAGGACTTCCTTACGAAGCCTCTCCCTTTGGAGTGGCTTTTTGTTTTAGTTGTTGAGTTCGTAGTATTTGATGTCGATTTTCGGAAGTGACACATTGTTGCCCATTACGGTTTCATATGTATAGTCGCCGTCACAAGTTCCCCAGAATGTGATTACATCATCTTCAAGGAGTTTGTCCGCACCGTCAGGAATTTCTACAGTTGCGTAGATTGTATCAGTCCACAATGGTTCATCAAGATACTCATTTTCTTCTTTGGTTATATTGATTCTCAGGTCAACCGAATCGCCCCAGCCTTCCTGAACCTGAATAATCTGACCTTCAAACTTGTAGCCATTACCTTTGTACTTGTCAGGGTTTCTTGAAAGAGTTTTAAAGTCGATTGTTTTGCAACCGTCTTTAAATTCTTTTTCAACCTTCTTCGGGTCTTTAGTAGGCTTTTCTGTTGCAACTTCTTTTGTGGTCGGTGCTTCTGTCGCTTTTTCAGTTGCTTTTTCTGAACTCTGATTTGCAACAGTAGTTTCCTGCTTTGATTTGTTTGAACCGCTGTTACCGTTAATTGCACCGTTTACACCGCCAACAATCATAATAGCAACAACGATAATAACCCAAAAATACCAACGCTTGTAAATTTTCTTCTTTGCATTTGCAGGATTTACGGTTGCCGAGGTTGAATCGTTTCCGCCAAATCCTGCACCGCACTTGTCGCAAAATTTTGCATCGTCCTTTAATTCGTTTCCGCAATGTGGACATTTCATAAGCATACACTCTCCTTAATAAATTTGTTAGTGTATGTTACATTTTATCACTATATATTAACATTGTCAAGAATTTTGTAGATACAGCGAAATTTATGTACAAATTTACAGATTAGCGAAGAAGTTTTGAAATTCTGCAAGAACGGTGTTCATATCTTCGTCTGAATAGTGCTTTACATTTCTTGACCGCCATTTGTTGTGGATTTTATGCTGTGACGAAGTAAAGTTTTTCAAGACCTCTTTGTCGGTTTCAAGGCGAATTTGAACCGTTCTTGCAAGCGGTGTTTCGGGTCCTAAGCCTTGCAGAAGTGAGCAGAACTCATTCCAACTCATTTTTGCAAAATCCTTTGAATAAATGCTGACCCCGTACTCCGAGCGAAAGCTTGACACGATTAAATCAAAGTCATCAATCAGGTCGTAGCCGGGGTCTGAGCTTCCCCCTCGTCAGTCAAATCGCTCTGTACAATTTTGGCAGATTCGCTGATAAGGGTGCTGAAATCGTGAATATTCAGCTGTAGCTTTTCAATCTTTTCCCTTTCGGATTCATCAAAAAGGAGATGATACATTTTGATAACATCTTTGTTCTTGCCGTTGCCGTCCTCAAAAATTGCCGCAAGTTTGAGAATTGAAACTGCGTCGTTGTTGATTGCAAGGTCAACATTTTTAACTCTGACACTCGGCTTTTCCTCAAAATTAAGTTTGTCTGTAATATCAATTAACTTTGACATAATCGTTCATTCCTTTCGTTTTTTAAGCGGCTGCTGTATATACGGGTTTGCCGTTTGACATAACTTCAAATTCAAGCGGAGCAACACCCGTACTTGCGCCTGCGCCGTTTGATGTAACGGATACAACTGCATTTTTAAAGAGGACGGTTGCACCGTTGGGGAAGGTCCACATAAACGAAACTTCTGCCTTTCTGCCGTTTTCAAATGCAAGGGCGGCAATCTGGTCATTGCCTGCGTCACCGATTGTACGCTTGCCCTTTACCGAAATTGTGATTGACTTTGCTGTCATAAGCCTTGACTTCCAGCCCTCGTTTTCAAAGGCTGTCCATTCCTCGACACCGTTGTCAAATGCAACAGAAAATTCTTCGCAGTTAGCAATATTTGTCGTGGCGGATTCTGTTCCTGCCTTGCCAACCGCAAACTGATTTTCATAGCATGGGAATACTCCCGATTCAACTTTTGCCATAAAATTACTTCCTTTCGTAATAAAATTTAACTTCAATGACCTGCTCATACACACCCTTGTCGTCTGTTCCCACATCAACGGGTTCTTCCGTGAGCAGTTCGATTATATAGATTTTGTGTTCCTTAATTTCAACTTTTTTAATGCCGTAAAGCGTTTCGTAAAGTCTGCGTGCAAACTCCTCGGTTTCTCTTGCGTTGTCGGTGTAATGGATAAGCAAAGACACGCTTATTGTATCGTAGGTGCTTTCACCGCCGATTGCCCTTGTGGGTGTTCCCGACTGCTTTAATGAATACACACCGATTGACCTGTCCTGCTTGTTGTCAAGCTTGCCGATGTAATAATGCTCGGCTGAGGTAACGCTTTTGAGCCAATCTCTGATGTCCGATAAGTAAATCAAAGTCCTGCTTCCTTTCTGTATAATCTCACAAATGCCCGACTGCAAAAATTCTGCCGTGTACCGCCCTCAAGCCACGGTGAGAACCATTTACCGCCTGCGGCAATGTTTTCCTCACGGCTGAAATTATACTCGGGATGAAAATACAACCGCCTTGCATACGGAGTGCTTGACACTATTTTAACCGTGCCGTTCCAACTCTGCGCACAATCTTCAAAGGTGTTTTCGTTCTGAAGATTACCCGTATCAAACGGCATTACCTGCGTGTTTTTCACCTGTTTAAGAAGTGCGTCACCTGTCTGTTCAAGAGCCTGTTGCTTTGCCTTGTCAAGTTGTTTTACAACAGGCATATTGAGTTTGATTTTTGATGATACTGAAAATCCCATTAAATCACATCCAATTCCGTAAAATTAACTTTGCCGTCGGGGTTGCGGTGTTTTGTACCCTGTACGATGTTTCGTTTTACGCCGTCAAGGATTACAAAGCCACCGCTTAAAGTGGGGCTGTCGGGAGCAATGTCGCCGTCAAAAAGCAAGGCAGCCGACACCTGAACAATTTTCTGCTCTTTGGTATAGACCGTCTTTGCCTTTGACTGCACATTGCATACAGCATTGCCTCCGCAGCGGAGATTTGACGGATAAAGATTTTCGGAGGGATACAGGTTTTTGCACTCAAATGCGATAACAGGAGAGCCGTCCTCGGTTATTCCCTCACCGTAGATTGTGACCTCGACAGGAGTTTTGCAGAACTGCTTTTTTACAAGTGACGGAAATTTCACGGTTTTCACGCACCTTTCAGATTGCAGGATAACAAAGTCCTGTTGATTTTAGCAACGCATAGAGGTCGGCAGGAATTGCCACTCCGCTGATGCACATTAAATTCCAGCTTGCGCCAAATTCCATTGATGTGCCGTTGATTGAATAGCTTTTCAGGTAGGAAGAAATCATATCGGCATTTTCTTCTTCAAAAGCAGTAAGTCTGCTATGCACTCTGCTGATGATTCTCTTCTGCATTTCCGAAAGTTTTTCAAAATCAATGCGGTTAAAAGTCAGAACATCAATGTGTTCGGCAGAGATAATACTGTTTTCATCTCCGCCCTGATGTTCAATGTAATCAGCATACATAGATTTACTCCTTTGTGTCTGACTTGGTACTCTCTTTAAGTTTTTTGTTTTCGGCTTTGAGCTTTGAATTTTCTTTCTTCAAAGTATTGTAATCATCAACAGAAATTTTCTTGCCTAAGCCGTATTCTTTGATTTTACCATTGTCGTCCTGAATATCATAACCACGGGATACATAAGTCTTAGCTTCCTCGTCTGTGTTGACTGTATATGACTTATTGTCTTTGATTGCTTTCATTTTTTCTCACCTCGCTTTAAGCCTCGGCATGAATGATTACGCCCTGCTTCATAAGTTCGTCAATGGCAAAAGTACCATTAACTTTTCTGTTCTGATATATATAATTATCAGCTGTTCGGCTGTCAGAACCCGGAGTATAGACATTGATATATGAATACTTAACTCTTGACACCTGTGCTTCCGGGTCAATAAGAATATAGTCAATCTGCTTAGCTGAGCTGTCAGCAACACAACCGTTTGTAAAATCAAACAAAGACTTCATTCTTGAACTTGGCACTTCTACAATCTTATCAATATCATCAACGGAACGAACACGGCGGTCAATGCCCTTTGCGGAACTGATTTCAAGTGTTCTCTGAATACCCTCTGCATTCTTCAAAAGCTTTTTGTACTGTGGTGTCGCATAAAGAATAACCCTGTCGAGCGGTACACCCGCTTCGGCAAAAGCCTCAAGGTTATCGTCAAAATCTGCAAGCACATTCGCCGCAGTTAATGCAGTAGTTTTTACTGTTGCACCAACTCGCTTAGCTTCTGTATAAAGCTTGCTGTAAGTATAACAGTCGAGTTCAGGTATAGCCTGTGTTTTTTCAAAGCGTGTCTGAATATTTGCGATAGTTACTACCATATTTGTTTCGTCAACATCAATAGGGTCGATAGCAAACTCAATATCTCTGTCGTGGTCAAGGGTTTTGGTTTCGTAACCGTTTGAATATGTACCCGAATTAAAACCGCCTGCACCTCGTGTATGGTCTTTATAACCGCTGACCGAGAGTTTCGGGATTTTAATATCCTTACCGTTGATAATCTGAATGTCAGAGTTTGAGTGGTAAAGGTCATCACAAGTAAGGACTTGACCGTACAATTCTCTTAAAACATTACTGAAAATAGTTGCGTATTCTAATACTGCCATAATTATTTACCTCTTTTCTTACTTTTTCGATTTGATGCCGAAAATTCCTCTTAAGGCATCTTCTGTTAAATTTTTGTCGCTGTTGCCGTCACCGCCGATTTTCTTAACTCCTGTGCCGTTCTCGGCAGGTTTGCCCTTGAGTGCGGGAATATCGTCAAGCACCTTTTTAACAGCCTCTGTCAGCTTTTCCGCATTGACCTTGCCGTCTGTCACAGCCTTTGAAAAGTCTGCAATTTTAAGCACATACGGAACGGTTGCAATGTCAACGCCCTGTTTTACGGCTTCGAGGGTTGCCGATTGGTTGACTTCTGCCATAAGTTTTGCGTTGTTTGCGGATTCAACTTCCGACTGCATTTTTGCAAAGTCGGGAGTGTTCTTGGCTTTCTGCTTTTTAAAAGCACCGATAGCCTCTTTCATCTCATCGGCTGACAATCCCTGCTCCTTAAAATATGACTTCAAAACGGTGTCCTCTGTCACGCTCTGTTTGCCTGTAATAAGGCTTGCGAGCTTGTCATAATCAAAGGCAGGAGCATTTCCCTGCGGTGTTCCCTGCGGTGCAGGTGTCGGTTCATTGGGGGTTGGTGTTGGATTTGGTTCTGCCATTTTTTTCATATCCTTTCAGTTTTTCGGGTGTCTCCCGTAATCAGTTTATAGAGTGTCTCTCTGTTTCAGTTTTGCACGGTGTCTCCCGTAGTTTAATGTCTTCGGACAATAAAAAAGCACCTTACATATTCGTAAAGTGCTTAATCTGCTTTTTCTGTTTTAACTGCTTTGGTTCTCGGCTTTTTGGGAGCGTCAGACTTGACCTCTTCTGCAAAACCGCCGTCAATGAGTTCCTTTGCTCTCTGCTCGGAGCATTCAAAAACTTCATTCACAGGTCGGGTTACATAACCGTTCTGCCTGTCATTAAATGCTGTTGTTACTCTGATTTTCATTCTGTCACCACCTTTCTAAACCGGTCGAAATCGACGGGTTTAACTGTTAATCTTTACTCTTAAATGTAATCGGTAAAATCTGTTTAGGCAGGAAGTTAATTTCATAACGGTATTTGTCCACTTCTGCACCGCTTATGTCCTCTACAACATACATAGTTTCATCATTAAGACCTATGATATGCTTTTTGTATTCACCCTTGCCCGTTTCGCAGACAACCTCAATTTGGTTATCGTCATTATCGACCTGTAATGAAAAAGCGGCAACGAGTTCAAATGACGGCTTATCGGTTCTTGTGTTAATAACCGTAAGCCTGCGTATCACATTGAAATTGTCTGCTTCCTGCGAAACATTGTGCGATACCTGCGTTGCCTCGGTACAGCCCACAGTAATCAGTACGGTTGTTGCAATCATAACTACCATAAGTACAATTGCTAAAATTCTTTTTCTCATAGTATCAAACCTTTCTTTGATTAATAATAAAAAAGCACTCTGATTTCTCAAAGTGCTGATTTGATGTATTTAGTTCTGTTACGGCAAGTTACAGGCAAGTTAAATAATGCCGTAAATAAGCCGTTTTTCTTGCTCTGAACATATTCTCGGCAAGTTAAACAACAAAACCGCCCTTTTTACGGAGCGGTTAGATTATGCCACTATCTTTTAGATATTGCATTTTTTGTTTCTCTCTAAGCTTACTGTAAAGTGCTTCAGCATCTTTAGCTTCTTGTGGAGCATCTTCACGCAAAGTGACATTTAAACCATTTGTTACAAGGTACGGCTTAAACGCATTCCATAGAGATTTTTGTTCTTCAGTTTGTATCAATCTCATACCATCATCACCCTAAAAGTTTGCTGACTCTGTACTCGTTATACACTTCATCCATAGCTTTATCTTTTAAGCATTCAAAAGCATACTCACTTATATCCTCTATATTATAACCGTTATTTATCAATTTTTCAACCTTTGGAGCATAAATTTTATTAAGGTAATCGCAATATTCAAAATAATCGTTAATACTTCCGAATTTTGCTCTGTAATTTTTAGCGTCTTGCCAATGAATCAGTTCGTGAAGAATTGTACTCAATCCGTCTTGCGGACAAGCCAAGTTTTCTTGTAAATCTGACAAATCACTTGTTGAAAAGTATGCTGAATTGACATTTAGAACATTCTGCATTGGCATATATGAAGCAATAGCATTTACTCGCATTTCTTCGGGAGTGACAATACAAATTTCAGGCTTTCCGCTTGTTTCAACCTCTCCGAGCATATCAAACGCTTTTCTCACTTGCATATCAAAATTATGAAGTTCTTTTCGTTTTAGCTTTACCTTATCTGAAATATAAACATTATCACACAATGTATTTGCCTTGTGGGTATCAATTGTAATTGTTTCGCCCTCAATTTTGCGTTCAAAAGTTTTTGATATATCTTCTTCAAAAACAGGTCTGTAATATTTCTGTTCATTGGTGTTTAGTGAGAATTGCTTTGTCTTTTCTTCAAGCGTATTCGCCCTATCGTGCCACTCATCGGCTCGGGTTTGGGCAATGCGTTTATTGTCCTCATCAAGGCTGTATTCGGCACGGCGGTCAAAGCGTTCTGCCTGTCGCTGTGCATACTGCTGTTTTTCCTCAATTCCTCGCTGACGGTCAAGCTCTTTGATTTCATCTTCAGACAACGGTGCGTCCAAATCATCAAGTTCGGGATAATATGTACTTGTGCTGTCCTTACATCTCGGATGAAACAAACCGTTCTTGATTGCGGTTGAGAGAAGCGGATAGTTTCCGTCTGACTTTTTGCCGTTTGAATAAACATCGTCAATAAACACCTTGCCGATATATTTTGCACAATCGGGGCAACCGCCCTGTCTTGAGTTCACAACAACGAGGGATACTCCCCATTCGGCTCGCTTTTCGCCCTCGCCACGAAGATAGGCTCTTTTGTTGGCTGTTTTAACCGCCATATCCGCATAATCAGAGAGCGTGTGCCTTGCACCGTTCTTGTATTCCACACAATTAAGACCTGCGTTGAGCATATCTTTGCAAGCTATATCAACGGCTTTTTCGTATGTAACCGCACCCGTGTTCATTGCAACCTGTGCGTTAAAAATCGCCTTGCGGTACTTGTCGTTGCTCATACGCAAAACTGCCGTTTCTGCCCTCTTTAAATCGTCTGTGGTCGATTTTATGAGTGCATCAAGTTTACGGCCATTCACCTTAAAAAACTCGGCTGTGCTGTGTGCTGACGGCTTTTTCGGAGCCTTGAAACCTTCCTTGACAGCTTCAAGAATTTCTGCCTCCTGACTTGCATTTCCGTCAGCTTTGGCGGTGCGAATCATCTCTTCAACCTTGCCGTTAATGGTTTTGAAACGCTTGCCAAATTTCTTTGCGTTGTGCTTACGGTACTCTTCAAGACTTTTGAGCTGTTCAGCCTGCCATTGTGTCCAGTTGTAACCCTCTTTGGTTTCTTCGGCTCTGTGACGGCTGAAATTTCTCATCATGCTGTCAATCAGTTCATCTTCGATTTTTTCAAAGACTTCTCTGATATTGTAATCACTCATTGTTTACCTGTGTATCGTTCTGTTCGGGATTGCTTTCGGTTTTTTCTGCATTATTTTCCGCATTTTCTTCATCATCTGCGTTATTGTCAGGTTCTTCTGTGTCGGTAAGGTCCACATCGTCAAGCTCCGATTTTTCTTCTTCGCCTGCAATGCCCTGTTCTTCCTTAATTCTCTGCACCTCTTCGGCTTTCCAATCCTCCGACTTGCTGTCGCCGTAAAGCTCGTCAACCGAGGTTTCAACTGACATCAAACCGCCCTGTCTTGCTTTTGACACGGTTTCAACCTGACTTTCAAAGCTCGGATTTGCATATTCGCCGAAGTTTACGGATACTTCCAAGCCCTCAACAATACCCTTGCCGTTAAGTTCACCGTCTGCATTGAGTACAACTGCAACAAGGCTTTGAAGTGCGTTCTGCGTAATTTTCACAAGGTTCTGCCTTGTGTAAAGGGTTGTCTTTTCCTTTTCACGCTGAGCGTCTGCATTATCAAGCTTCTTCGTATCAATGCCGAGAGTTGACGGCGATATAATGCCCTGTAAGCAGAGGTCGAGGGCAGTAATGTATGAACTCAAATAGCTTTCGTGCTGAATCTGCGGACTTTCGGTGTAAATCCTGTTGCCGTTGCCGTTTTCAGACATATCGTTGCCCACGGTGATAAATCGGTTGTCAAACGGATTTGGCGATATTGGCTGACAGGTTTCGGGATTTCTCGGAACAAGGCAATCAGGCACATACTGCTTTGTTCGGCAGGCTCTGAGTGCGTCCATCCACTGTGACCACACTTCATCAAGGCTGTCGAAAGCGTCTGTTTTTATGCCGATAATGCCTGCACCTCTGCCCTTGTGGCACGATTTGCCGTAAAGGACAGGTACAGCCCACATATATGATTCGTCAAATGTAACACCCTTTGAATCAATCCACGAAAGAGCGTCAACCGTGTGCAGGTCAATCTCTTTGCCGTTGTCATCATACAAAGCATAGTGAATATAGCCGTAACCGTATGTTTCTTCAAAGCGGTAACGGCGGTGTTTTTGCGTGTAATCGGTGTAAAACTTAACCTCTCGGATTCTGCCACGCACATATGTAAAGTCGATGTTTTCGGCAGGATACCATTCAACAATCGGAACATCTGATACAGCCGTGTCAAAACTGACCTTAAAAGCACCGTCACCGACAACACATAGGTCACGAAGCATTTGTTTAACCGTGTCGGACAATTTGTTCTGCTTTTCAATATCTTCCCAACGCTCTGCATAAGCGGTTGAATTTTTACTTGTAACATCTGTGCCGTTGTAGTCGGAAATTACGATATTCACAAGCGTTTCGCAGATGAGTGCCGGCAAGCCCGTGTGTATTTTACGGATTTCAAGCCCCTTTGTGCTTTTTGCCGCCCAAAACATAGTTTTGTTTGTATCAATCTGCCTGTACAGCTCCGCAAGCTGTCTGCTGTTGCCCCAATACCAAATGCGATTGATAAAGCACTCGGTCAGATGATTGCTTGTTTCGGTGACGGTAATTGTTTTGTCGCTTGCAGGAGTAATCTGCAAAAAGTTTTTAATTCCAGATCTGATAGATTCAGCCATTCTGTTAATCAGCCCCATTTATTTCACTTCCAATAATATTTTTAAACGGCAGCCACGCATATTGACCGCTGTTAATGCAATGGTCGTGACCGTCCTCGGGTGTGTTGTCTTTATCCTCTCGCCAGCTATAAATTTCAAACTCGGCAATCGTGTTTTTACAATGTTCAAGCACAAAATAACAGTCGGTGGCAAGCCAGCCGAGTACAAGATTGATTCGGTCGATAATCTTCGTTTTCTTCCATGCATTTGCAAAGTCATAGACACAGCCGTGCTGTCGCTTATACTTTTGAAATTCGGTAATAGTCGCTTGGTCGGCGCTGTCAATAAAAGCCGTGCGTGCAAAGCCCCATTCATCACGGTTGCGGTCAAGGAAATCAATAAAATTCTTCACCGTGTCACTCGGGGCAATAGGTGTTTGCATTTCAGCGTTGTTATAAACTCTTTCATCAAGCTGAACACACTTGCCGTGATTGGTAATGCCGTAAAATGTCATTGCGATAGTGTCAGGCGACTTCTGCGAATAGGCGGTATCAAGACCTGCGGTGAACTGAACAAAGTGTTCCGACTTGCGGTTACAGTTCAAAAACTTTCCTGCCCACTCTTTTGATTTGATATGTCTTGCCCTCTCAAAATTCGGGAACACAAGACCTGTTGCTCTGCCTCGCAAACCTAAGATTTTATTTTTATAGAGCTTTGTACCTTTCGGTGCAGAGTTCTTTTTCTTCTCAATCTGCTCGGGCGTAAGACTTAAATTGTCGGCAAAAGAAAAGAACCAATACCGCCAATTCGGTACAGGTTCTTCGGTAAGCTCCGCAGTAATCTCGGGAGGAACATCGTTTTCATATTTTTTAAAAGGACGGGAGCGGTTGACAAACTCCTTATACACAGGCAGGCTCGGATCATCGGGATTCAGCGTTGCAAGCATATAGTCATTACGGGTTGACATCTCTCGGATGAACTCGATATCGGCGGTGTTGATTTCGTCAATATAAACGCACCCAAACTGCGCACCGAGAACCATTTCCCACTTATCCCGACTGCTGTAACCGAGAATATAGATAATTTTGTCCTCAAACTTGATATGCGGTAGCTTGTAATCCTTGTCGCCGTTACCGCAATAGACAGCGTTGCGGTGCAAGTCAAGAATACCGTTGTCCTGTTGAATTATAGTTTCCTCAGCCTTGCCCGTAGTTTTGGCGGCAATGGCGTGTATCTTCTTTTTACTTTGCGACACCATTCGCATAAACTTAACGCCTGCTCCGACGGTAGTTTTGCCGGACGCTGTAGTTCCTTCAAGAAATTCAGCCGACACATTTGTTGTGTTGATAAAGTCAATGTATTTTTGCGACAAAGGAAAGCTACTCACTCAAGCCCTCACCGCCTAACTGTCTGAACACATCAGAGAGCTTTTCGGATTGCTCAACCTTTGCGTCAACCTTAACGGTGTATTCTCCCGTCATCTTGTTGAGCGTGTCAATCGCCCTGATTCTGTCGGAGGTGTCCTGCCCGTCATTCCTTGCAATGTCGGACAAAGCAACCTGTCTGTCCTTTGCACTCATAATGCGCTCATCTTTGAGCTTATCGGAAAGCTCCTTGATGTATTTTGAAACTCCAACATTCTCCAACAATTCATATGCTCTTGCGTTTGCGTAATTTTCTGAATATCCTGCCTGTATCGCACTCTGAACGGTGTTACCGCTCTGCGCATAATATTCCGCAAACTTCCTCTGTCTTGCATTTAATTTGTCTTTCACGGTATCACCGCCCTTTCTAAAAATAAGCAAAAGAAAAGACAGCACATTTCTGTACTGTCTTTAAACACAGGTTTCCGGAGTTGCACCGGAATCTGTAAAAACTGTTTTCCTATTTAAACTATCCCCTGCGTTTATAATATTATATCAATAAATTTCTAAATATTCAAGTGTTTTCTTTCCCATTTATTCAATAATGCACTTACATATTTCTGTTCTTTATCAGTCAATTGACGATCTCCAATTTCATTATGTTCATAACCCAAATGGGTATGTGGCATCATTCCATTATGAGGTCTACCTTTAACGTCAATTTGTTTTATTCTTTCGCCGTAGTTGTCATAAAAAGTAACACTTTTGATGTTGCTCTGTTTGTCAAGAGTAGCATACACTCTATTTTTTGTCATAGTTTCCATAGGAGCTTTTATCGAAGTATTACCATTCATACGAATTACTTTTATTTCACCAAATTGAGCAACTGTGTGATATTCTGTACCGTACTTCTTTCCCTTATCACTTATACCGCTTGAAGAGCCTCTTCCGCCCATTATTTTGACCTCCTGAATTTTTCCTGAAACGATTTGATGTTGATGATGTTTCCCATACATTCTTCGGGGACTCTGCCGTAGAAGATAATTGTTTCAGGCTGTAAGCGTTCAATCATTTCTTTGTAACCTTTCAAAAACAGTTCTTTTGATTCCGTACGGTTCTGCGTTCCAACACTTGATACGGCAACCGTACCACCCAAAGGCTCGCCGTCAAAACACCATTCAAAACTTTTTTCGTCGCTCCAACAAATTGTAGGTATTACCTCAATGCCGTAGAGTTGTAAATATGCACCTATCCAATGCTTGCGATAGTGGTTATAAATCTGCAACGCTGTCGGATAATCAGTGTAAAGACTGAAATCAGGCGATAATACACAACTGAATTTTTGTAGACTCTCAATATACCTGTCGGGTGTATTCCATAATCTTTGGAACTGGTAATCGTCCAAAAAGAAATGCACACCGCAGTTGTTCTGCTTACTGCTCAAAACTTCATTAAATCCAATGAATTTGTTTTCAGTAATTTTTGTAGGCTTGATAATCGGGATGTCATATTCTCCTGCACCTTCAAAAATCGTCCTTGTACTGTTTTCGTAACTTGTACCGCATTTATCTTTATACATTAATTCCACCCCGCAAAAGCAAAACCGCCCTCAAACGAGAGCGGTCTGTGCAATTTTTTTAACTTAGGAGAGTTCTACATATGTCCTGTTTGTCAAACTTTCATAATACCATTATACGCAGGGTGAGGGTGACATTCAATGACATTTCAAAATAATTTTACGAGAAATCGAACTTTTTTCGGAACGCCTGTAACGCTTCGCCGTGCAATCTCAGGGTATGCCTTACGCTCATTTCCATACTCTCGGCAATATCCTCCCACCTCTGACAATTTATGTAATACTCGGTCAAAATTGCAATGTAACGGTAATCGTCAAGTGCGTTGATTTTACTGCGGATTTCAGTTTTCAACCGCACAAGATTGTCAATTTCCCGATTGATTTCAGCCTGAAGGTCTGCAATCCTGTCAACAATCCGCATAGGGTCATTCACTCCCGATGTCTTAACAGGCTCGTTCTGCTTAACCGATACCTGTGCAATATTCAGCCTAAGTTTCGACAGCTCGTGTTCTTTCGTTTTGATCAGCTTATCCGAAACCCTGACCGAATATAAATAATCTTTAACCGTCAATCTATATCACGCTCCTTATTCACCTTCAACCAAAATAGTATTCCAACGCTTTCTGCCATAATATCTCCATTGGATATGACCGTCTGCAATTCGTACTTCGACATTTTCGAGATTGTCAAAGTTCATTATTCTTTCTCTAACGGCAATTTTGTTCCTCTCCGAAATATTATCGAAATATGCCCAACGGTTAATTGTATTGTCTATTTGTTCGATACTCCATTCAAGATCAGTCAAGCTTGCTACTCTTTTCCATTCTGCACGATGGACATCAATAAGTTTTTGAGCCCCTTCATATGTTTTGAACACTTCGCCGACTGGTAAGCTGATATGGTACGGGTGGTGATGTTCGTTAAAGTAAGAACGAACAAGTCTATATCCGCTATTATCACGACAATAATCAACCTCTATGTGGCTGTAGTCACGATCTTGGACTTTTACATATATACCTTCTTTTATTGCAGTTGCAATATCTTCTGCTTTGTAAGGATTTAAGTGTTTTGCAATTTCGGGCAACGGCTCAACGGTAAGTTGAAAAAAATCATAGTTTTCTTTTTTGAAAAAATCTTTAGGTATCTTTTTCCAATGTGTAGGCGTCTCGAATGTTTCATAAGGAATACCATTAATAAACCGTGTGTCCATGAAATCGTATAACTGAATACAAATTTCGTGTGTATAGTGTTCTTCAATCGTGCCAAAACCAATTTCCCATTTAGGTTCTTTTTTCTTGACGAAAAAGACAACCGTACCAATCGGAATTTCTTTTCTGTTTATGTTTAATTTATAATTCTCAGAGTAAATGTTTGCCTCTTCTGGAAGGACTTCAGTTATTCCTGATATCATTTTTATCTACCTCACTTTCAAGCCAATGTTTCGTGCAGTCAATACAGCTGTCGTTGAATCGTTCTTCCATAGGGCAACCGACATACGGAGTGCCATACGGGCAGTCGAAAAAATTCATACAACTCCGAGCCATTTCGTCAATTGACATCTGTTTGATTTTTTCAAAGTTTGTCATCGTTACTCACCCCTGCATATTATATGCCAAGCTGATTACATGCACGATAAAATCCTTCTGCCCATAAATAAACACGAGGATGTATTCGTTTACCACAATCATAAAGCCACTCAAAGTAATCAGTATCAAGTTCAGAACAAAAATCTACAATCAATTCTGACGGTATAAACTTGTTGCCGTAAATGCAGTTTGAAACTTCATGTTCAAGTTCTTCCCAGACATCATCTTCCGATTCCATATAACACGAACTATGTTCGCTATACGAAGATATTATTTCATCGGAATCAAAATCCTCAAGATTGTATTTAATACTCTCTACAACATTTTTTTCATCATAATAAAACAAATCTGATGCTGTTTGAATCTTGCTTATGTAATACCCAATATCATTTTTTACATAATTTTTAAGATCTGACGGCTTAATCTTATTATACCAAGTAGCAATGCTATCACCCAAATCACCGCTAACTATTAAGCTACCTCTTTTCTTATCTACTATGTAATTCACATAATAATCTCCGCTTCCATCAGCCCTTCGCCAATCAATAATTAGGTAACGGTCTGTGTCCTGAATAAGCGTTGCTTTGTGTGTGTTAAATTTCTCGCAGAATTTAGCGATTCTTTCTTTTGTCATTTTCTTCATCTCCTAAAAGTTCGGGATTGTCGTAGATATTGCCGATTACTTCAATTTGTTTCAAATCTTGATAATATCCAAACGATAAGGTTTCAAGTGTTGAATACACAAGACCAAAATACGCTGTTCCGTTTCTTTGTTCAAACACTACATTATGAACAGTATCACCATATTTTACAATATCCCCCTCAAAAATCTTCGTGCCGTTCTTGTCAGTCAAGCCTGTGTACTGTCCGACTGTGTCAGCGTCAATATGCCACACATTTGAGCTTTCGTTCTTGTATGGCTCTTTGATTACCAATCCTTTGGGTTCAATACTTAAAAAGCCGTACTTCCATTCGTTTCCGAATTTACCTCTGAATAATATTTCTCTCATCACTCTTCACCGTCCTCAACAGGCTGATTCCAACATTCAACGCAATTACGGTTTATTCGGTTTATTCTGCAATTATTTTTACTTATCAGCCCTAAGTAATAAGGGCATACATTCTTGGGTGTGCCGTCCTCATCAAGCTTAGCATTCGGATAGTTTTTTAAAAACTCACTTAAATAAGTCCTCTGCGGGTGTGCATTGCTCCACCGCTGAACAATTGAAATTGCTTGTTGAGGGTAATGCATTTCAAAGGTTGTACAGCTCACAAATTCAGATGCGCCGTTATTTGTATATGATAATGGACATTCTGAGCATTCAATGTCACACCCTTTGCCCTTTGACCTTTTCGTCATTCTTAGTCTTTCACTAAGATAATTCTCTGTTTTTGAACAATCAATCATTTTCTTCGTCTCCTTCAAAATTAACAACTTTCCCATTGTCGGTATAGTCCCGTTTGTCAAATTCAAGTTTCAGCTTGTCGATGACAACCCTGTCGATATGCTCCCAAAACACTTCGTCAGTGTCGGAGTGTTCAATTATTTCAGTCATCGACTTTAGTGCCTTTGCACATCTGTCACGGCCAAAGCCGAAATCCTTATGCAAGGCAAATACGATAGTCTTAAAAATTCGCCTTGTCAGGTCATTGATTTCTTTGTCCTTGACTTTCTGGTATTCCCTGTCGGCAAGGCGGTTAATCTCCGCCATAGCTTCTCTTTTCAGCTTAACGGGTATTCTCGCTTTCAATGCTTTCTCTCCTTTCAAATTCACAGACAAAGCCTGTGCTTACGGGCTTGCAAAACCTACAGTGCTTACAGCAGTAAACGCAGATGTACAATCCTTTTTCAGAGTACGGGCATTTCCGTATGCTACACGGATGATATTCGTGTTTACACTTTCGACAAACCTGCAATTTCATAATCAATCACCCAATTGCAGATATTTTTCAATTGTCTGCTTTGCTGATGTACTGCCATAACATACCTTTACGGCGTATCCGCACCGTGAAAGATTCTGCAACCATTTATCCTGATGTTCAGAAGTCTTATTGTTGCCGACTTTAAGCTCAATATATAAGCCGTGATATTTACCTTTTGGCACAGCAAGGCATAAATCTGGAACACCTGCCCTAACTCCTTGCCTTTTAAGATGTGCGGCTTCGGCTTTATCTCTTCTGCCACCATTTGGAACAGCGTACAGCATTGAAAGTTCAGGATGTATTTTCATTTGCACACATTTATCCGCCCATTTAATGAGTTTACATTGCTCCTGTGCTTCAGACATCATTTTCATTTCCTCTCGTAAAACGGTAATTCTTATTTTTATCGGCTTTAATAAAAATTTTCGGATTAGCCATTTCTGAAATTCTACTGCCTAAAGCCTCATCAATCTGCGAAATCTGTTCAAGTGATAATTCAGATGTTATGACAGTCGGCAATCCTTCATTGTATCTGTAATTGATAATCTTAAATGTAGCATTGACATCAGCTGTTGAGACAAAATCGCCCCTGCGAGTTTTAAAGAAATCATCAATGTAAAGAATTTCCGCTTGCTTATATGAATTTATGAGAGCTTCATACACCTCTAAATTACTCGATGCCTGCTTGATTTTGGTAATATCATCCTGCCAAAGCATATATTTAGGTGCTTTGCCTTTTTTGAGTAATGCTCCGACAATAGCCGTACATATATGTGTCTTTCCACAACCGGGCTGACCGCCGAAGAAGAACCAATCAGAGCATTTGTCAATGTACTCATATGCTTTATCTTTCACATATTTCTGCCAATCTGAGGTTGTCTTGTAACTTTCAAAAGTATATCGTTTAAGAAGTTTTTGAAGACCGCTGTTCTGCATTCTGTGAAGTTCATCTCGAATTTTCATACAATCACATTTGCAAGCAACCACATCATATGTAACCTGCCCGAAAGGCGTTTCGCCTGCCTTTACACGGTAAATATAGCCTCGGTTCATACATTTCTCGCACTCATAGCCAATGAGCTTACCGGGTGTTGAGTTAAACACTTTTGCTTCTTGTTCGGCTCTTTCTCTCGGAGTGAGTTCTTTAGAAGACTTTCTCGCCCGTTGGATAATTTCCTCCGCTCGCTGTGGTGACATTATTCTTGACATTATCGCTTGGATTGAATCCATATCCTACACCTCCTCTGTCTTGGACCTTATTAAGCCATTTAGTAATGAACCCTTTAATGCCGGTTCTTGTTTTTCTCCTGCTCGGATTAGCTTCGAGCCACCCCAACATCGAACGCAATTGTTGTTCTACATCAACAGCAGGATACAAAATTTTGTAGTGCTGAACATCAGATTTTGAAACTGAATAATTACTCTTATCGTTCAAAGGTAATGTAATAAAAATATTTTCACCGGCGGTGTCGGCTGCATTTGCAGACGGCATCGCATAATAATTATTTCTATTTACTTTACTTTCCTTTACTTTACTTTTCTTTGTGTCGTTCTCGGAGAGATTATGCTCATTCTCGGAGAGATTATGCTCATTTTCAGGTATAACTATATAAGCCTTTGTTTCTTCCGCTTTCAAAAGCCAATATAATCTATTTATTGTGCGACCTCGCACGGAGCGTTTTTCGATAGCGTACATATATCGTTCTTGCATCATTTTGTTGGTCAGTATGCTCTCCCTATCAAACAGCCCGTTATCAAACAGCCCAATTCGTAAGCAAAGCTTAACTACCTGATTTACCGTATCTGATTTAATTCCACCGCTCATTCGTTTCGCTATCGTGGCAGCACTGGTTCCTTCTCGCCACTCATAATAGTAACCATTTGTTGCATAAGCTTTGGTACAAATCCAAAAAAATACTCCAAAGCCGTCCCAACCCTGTGCATCAATAAGCACATCAAATCTCTCATCATCATCGAACAAGTGAACATCCCAAGCCGCAAAGTCAAGCCCTCGCTTTGGTTGTCCAGCCATTCACTGTATCACCTCTTTCTTTTTGTATTAAGTTTCAGCTTTGTACAAAGATATTCATCAAGCTCTATACCGTAGATTTTGTACTTATCAAACAGCTCTTTTTCGTGCCGATGTGCTTCATCGTGGTGCTTTCTGCAAAGGCATATAGCTTTTAATCCTATATGTACAATCTGTTCCCTATCTCGCCCCATACCAATTCTGTCAACATGATGAACTTCACCTGGTGCATTGCATATTGCACACTTACGATTTTCAAGACAACTGTACAAGTATCTGCCTATATCATCTGTAACATTAAGCAGAGTATCTCTTGTTCCGATATTTTGGTAGAAACAAAAATCTATCAGATAGCTTATGAAATCTCTTGCTACGCTTTTTTCGCAATCAGACAGCGAAAAGTATTCAATGCCAAATTCACCGCAAAAATTGAACTTGAAATATTCTTTAATCCATTCGGGATTATCTCCGCACCAAAATGCTATATCTCTGATGATTGCGTATATTTTTCTTCGCTGTTCGGCAGAAATCGTGCGTCCGTCAACAATTCTGAGTTCAATTTCATGTACTTGTTTCTGTGAAAGTTCTCTGCCGATACGCTCATGCGGTCTTACTATTAAGTTATATCCGTCATAAGATACTATGTTCGCTGATGTAATCATACTAAGTCCTCGTGTTGGTGCATATAAACGAAGAAACTGTTATTACCCATATTTTGATACAACCATTCATCGCACTTTTCTTTGCTCAAATGTGTACGAAGAACTCTATCTTCGTACACATATTGACCTTTCAATCGTTTATCTTTTATTCGATTAAGTAATTCTGTTTTTGAGTAGTTAGCTTCTACAAGATACAAATCGTAGTTCTTAGCTGTTATATGAGCGATTTCCGATGTATCAGTTGCGTATATAACTTTATATATCCCCTGTTGAGTGTTGAAGTGTAACTTCCAGCCGATATTAGGAACATCATGCCGAAGTGGTACTGCTGAAAAAGTAATATTGCTGATTGAGTACCATTTATCCTGAGCGACTATGAAAGAATTGTATTGAAAGGAGGTATCACCTAATAAAAAAAGCTTTTTGCAAAGATAATTGGGGTAAATTATCCGAATACAAGGGTGTTCGGACAGCAGTCGCTTTAGAGTAGCAACATTACAATGGTCTCCGTGTTGATGAGTTAAAAAAACATATTTAACTCGGTCAACCACTTCACACTCAACAAGTTTGCTGAACGGCACTCCGCAGTCAATCAAGACCTGACCGTCAAGAAAGACTGCGTTGCCCTTAGAGCCTGTGCTTATTATCTCTAAATCAATCATTTCATTCTGCAAGATCATCAATAGAGAACTGTTCTTCATCCGGTTCAGATGAAGATGGATTGTAAATTTCAGGTGTTTCAGCAGGGACTTCTGCATCGATCATAGTATCGGTGTCATAATTGGGAGTTCCGTCAGCATTGATAATATGATTATCAGCTTCATATGCTGTCTGCATTTCAACACTCATAATACCCCATTTGCTTATAAGCTGTCTGAGCATTGTCTTTTTTGCCATAGCATCAAAATCCTTTGCCCAAAAAGTGTAACTTGTACCCTTATTGACATCGCTTGCATATCCGGCTGAATACTTTAATGCGTGCTGTTTCATCTTATTCTTACTCCAGTAAAGAGCCTTTTCAAAGCCATTTACATAGCGAAAATAAGCATAGTATCCGATAGTTTCGGCAGATTCACGCTCTGTTTCATCTTCAATCATTTTAATTGCTATTTCCTCGGTGAGTGGGTCCCAGTTAAGTAGTTCGCCCTCTTTTACTTCTACAACATTAAGTCTTTTATACTGACCACTACGAATAGCGAGCTGTATGTATCCACGATAGCCAAGAACAAATGTAGCTGTTGTACGCTTATTCTTTCTGTCCTTAAACGGGACCATATAATACTGACCGAGCTGTGGTGACGGAGGAAGTCCGAGAGAGTGACCGCAAAGAGCCGCCGAAAGAATTGTAGCTGCATCGCATTCTTCGAGTGCAGGATTTGTACTCACCACAGATGTGATAGCCGCCGTAAATTTCTGAATTTCCTTCGGGTCTTTCATTGAGTTTGAAAGACTTTTCTGAAAAGCCTGTGTCTGGAGCATTGACGAAAACTTCGGCTTTCTCTGCTGAATCTGATTGTTTTGATTATTATAATTACTCATAGCGCAATCCCCTTTCGTTGATTAACTGCTTAACAGTGAGTGCAAAATCTTTAAGCTGTGATTTTGTACCGTAAACCTTGAATGACAATGACAGAACTTTTTCATCTTGCTGTGGCTGTTCTGATATTTCTTCAACCGGAGGAGCAACTTCTTCAGGCACATTTGCAACAAACGGTTCATATTCGTCAAGAGTGTTGCTCACAGCCTGCTCGGCTTTTTCACGCTCTGCTCTTTCGGCTTCTGCCCTTGCTTTTTCTTCTTCAATAGCCTTGTACCTCTCGGTTACGGAAGTTATTGCAACCGATACATTCAAAGACCGCTTATACTCGTACAGGATTTCGTCCTTGTGCTCCTGCGTTGCGATAAGCTTTAAGTCATCCATAATCTTGTCAAGGTTAGATTTTATAGTTTCTTTAAGCTTTTTGAGAGATACGCTCATAGTAATGTTTAAACTAACTTGCTCATATGCCACAAAATCAATACCGAGTGATTTTGAATACTCATCAAAATAGCTTTTTGATTTTTCGTACTTTTCCTGTTTAAGACCCTGCTCAATGGTGTCAACCTTACCTTTAAGGGCGGAATCAGCTTTCTTATAAGGCAATAACACGCAATCTTTGTAAACTGTTTCAAAAGCCTCATAAGGTGTTATTATTTCCGATTTAACCGCTTTTCGGCGAGTTTCAAATTTCGCAAATTCCTTATTGAGCGATGAACGCAACTTCTTGATTTCCTTGTAGTTTTCGTCTGTACATATCATTTCGCAGGCAGTGTTTACCTTTTTCTCAATTTCAGATTTAACCAGCTTGAGATTCTCGATAATGACAGGAATCTGAGCTACCTGAATTAAATCGGTTGAATCAGGTTCTACATCATTAACTGTTGACAGATTTTTTACTTCTTCCATATCAGCAGTTTCAAGCAAATTAACGGGTTCTGTAATTTTGGTCATTTTATGTTACCTCCTTAATCTACTGACCATTCTTCCTCGGTAATGCCGTGAAAAAGTTCGGCACATTCACGAGAACAGAAAATATCATCATTTGTATCTCTGAAATATGTATAATCATATCTGAGTTCTGCGTTGCACGCTCTGCAATGCCCCATTACCAGTACTTGCGGTGCGTTTGGGCACATCGGATTACACGGAGTGCTTCTGCATACTTCGCACATTTTAATATCTCCTAACTATTGATTTTTCGATTCAATATGATATAATGAGCTTGTTTAAATTTCTTTTTGTTTAATCCCGTGTTGCTGTTCCTAAGCAATGCGGGATTTCTCTTTGCCTGCAAGTTGCATTTCAAACAACGCCTTTGATACTCTTTCAGCTCTGAGTTCTTCCCTGATAAGCTGTTCAAGGTAATAATCCTCAAGGCGTTCACCGTTTGCATCACCAAATCGGCTGATAATAACCGCCAACTTGTTCTTAGCGTGTGCCTTAGCAATTTCAAACTCAGATTCAGTGCATATGTATCCGTTTGAGGATATAAAATCAGTGTAATTCAAAATATTTTCCCACCTTTATATTTAATAAACATTTTGCTAAGGTCCGCAAAATGTTCTTTTCATCAAACAACCTTGTAGTCGTTGGCATTTTCAACCCCCACACATTCAAAAACGATTGTTTCGGGGTCCGATGATTCGTAGGCTTTGAGCTTGCGGGCAAGTTCTGCGTTTTTCGCTCTTTCGGCAACATATAAGGCTGTCACCTTGTTAAGCTTTGCTTTTGTTTTTTCAAGACGGCTGTTCGCAATGTCACGCTCCTGCTCGGTGCTTGCAAGACTTTTTTGCGTGTATTTAAGCTGGTCTTTGCTGTCACGGTACTTTTTTCTAAGCGACCTTTTTGTTTCTAAATCTTTAAATGCCATTTTTAATGCTCCTTTATGTATTGTCTGATTTCTTCCTTATCAAATCGCCAAAGCTTTCCGATTTTGTGGGCAGGAAGAACGCCCCTTTGTGCAAGCCGTGTTGTGTAATCAACATTAAGTGCAAGCAATCGTGCCACATACGGCACATCAATAATCACAGGCACTTCATCCCAATTGATGATAGGTCTTTCTCTCGGCATATGTACACCTCCTATTTTACGTTGGTAATTTTGTCCGAAACGATTTCGACTGTGTCAATAAGTTTAAGTTTTGCCATTTTCTCACCTGCTTTCTGTTTTACCTATCTTGATTTCTACACCCAAAGCCGTTAAGAGCCTGTCGGCATTTTCAAGAGATATGCTCTTTTTGCCTTTTTCCCAATACTGAATAGCTCTTTTAGTAAAGCCCGATTTCTTAGCAAGCTCACTTTGCGAAAAGCCTTTCTGTTTTCTGCTTTTGAGCAATATTTCAGCAAATTCATTGATGTGCATTGATTTCACCAACTTCCTATGATATACTATATGTAGTGATGAACGGCAATTCATTACACTATATAATGAAAGGGGTCTTTGCTTATCAAAAAGGCAATTTATAACTGCGAATCATTGAACGATAACTTTAGTAAGAAAAATCTTGAAATCGAATATCCGTCAGTCTGTCCTATGTGTCACAAATCTGGCGACCCCTCGTATTTAAGCTCCTACTATATTGACGATGAACATACTTATCCAAATCTTTTCGTTCATTTCTTCTGTCACAATTGTGAAAAGACCTTTTTAGGTAATTATCATATAGGTCCTTATCACGGTTTAACTGAACTTATGGGCTTCGAACCTATTTCTAGAGTAGAAGAACGAGAGTTTCCTAAACACATAAAAGACTTATCCCCTGATTTTTGTAACATTTACAATCAGGCTTATGCTTCCGAACAGTACGAATTAAAAGATATTTCAGGTATGGCTTACAGAAAAGCCTTAGAGTTCTTAGTAAAGGATTACGCAATAATGTTACAGCCGAACAATAAAGATAATATCGTTAAAGCACCATTATCAAGATGTATCAATGATTACATTGATAACAACAGAATCAAAAAATTAGCAGTAGCCTCTGCTTGGCTTGGTAATGATGAAACACATTACGAAAGAAAATTCAAAGATTATAATATTGATAACTTAGTCGAATTTATAAACGCTATTGTTTCTTTCATAGATTCTGATATATCCGCTGTCAATGCAGAAAGAATGATAGAAGGTAACTAATTATCCTTATCTGTTGAGAACTTAAAACTAAAATTGAAGAATTCAAGCTGATTGATTGTGTCCTGCAATTCGTCAGCTTGTTTTTTTGCCTTTTTTATAAGGCTTTCAAACTCCTGCAAATTTGTAGCCGATATATTAAGCACTCCTTCATTTGAATAGTTGCCTATCATTTTATTTTTCATTTCTTCACCTCTTTTCAGCAAAGTCCGTTTAATGGGACTGTGATTGTGGTATTATTGATTGTGTGGGTGAGATATTACCTACTGTTCTTTTTTAAGAATTTCGTTGACAACTGACTTTTCTTCATTCGTCAGTAAGTTTTCAACCGGTGTATCTGTAATTTCAGCAATTTTCTGTCTTACTGAAATTTTAGGAATAACGCCATTACGCCAGTTTCGGATGTTAGCTTTGCTCATTTCTAATTGAGAGAGTAACGAACAAAGTGTTATATTTCTTTTATCGCATATATCTGACACAATTTTGTAAAAATCCACAATTTATTACCTCCTTTTTTATTGATAATTCAGGTTGACAAATGTGCACTGTACCTTTATAATTTAATCAGTTAAAAAAAATTAGATTACAAAGTTGGTGCACATTCACACACCTTTTTCGTCAAGTTAATGTCCCCACATCGTCTTGACAAGTTTATTATAGTGCATAAAAGTGTACTTTGCAAGTGCATTTTTGAAATTCAGGTGCATTTATGTGAACTTCGTGAAAAGTGCACAAAAGTAGAGGTGCATTTTTGTGTTCTTTGATTTATTGGATTCAATATGTAAAGAGAACGGTACAACGGTTACTGCGGTTTTGGTTGCAGTTGGTTTGAGTAAAGGTTCTATACGCAATTGGAAAAACGGTGTTTTACCTAAATACCAAACTCGCCTTAAAATAGCCAATTATCTCGGTGTTCCTGTTGAAAGGCTTATGACTGAGCAGGAAATCGAAGAAGAAAAGAAACAGCATGAGCAGATTGAAAAGTTAGTTGAAGATGTTGCAAGAAAGGTTTCTTCCCCTCTTCCGAAAGCAAATTTTGATGAACTTTCGTATGCTGCTTATCAAGAAATGGAAGGAGAAAGCGAAGATTTTAAAAACGATATACTTAGCTATATCAAATTTAAGAAATCTCAAAAAGGAAATGATTGAATGACTTTAGAGGATATTTATTTTGAATGTGAACAAAAAGGGATAACTGTTGATTATTTCAAAACTGACAAAGCAAAAGCATTTTCTTTCCCTTACGAAAACGGAATTGTAGTTCTTGACAAAAGCAAGATTGAAACTACTGCCGAGGAAACAGTTTTGCTTGCTCACGAAGAAGTTCACATAGATTTAGGTGCTTTTTATTTATTCACAACTCCATTAACCGTAAAAGGGAAAATGGAACAAAAAGTAAAGAAACACACAATAAAAAAGCTCATCCCTTTGGACGAGCTGAAAGAAGCAGTTCACAACGGCATAGCAGAGCCGTGGGAACTTGCCGAATATTTTAATGTCACAAATAAATTTATGGTTGAAGCAATGGAATTTTACAGAGATAATTTATTGATGTAGCCGTAAATTTTTTACAATTTATAGTGCCTGTTCTGCACATTATTTTTATTACAGAAAGTTGGGATAATATGGGATTTTTAGATAAATTATTCAAATCACATAAAACAGAACCGCACCAACAAATAGATTCTCCTACAAAAACAGATACTCCAAAGGAATTAGAAGTTCAAAAAGAAGTTGACGCAAATGAACAGCTACCACAAGCTGTTAAAAATTCTTTACTTGAAAACCCATTTATCAATGAATATAGAAATGAATCTTCTGATAATGCTGTATATTTACTTTTCTGTGATTATGCAGGAGCTGAAAAATGGATAAGAGATTCGGCAAAGCCTGAATCATATTTTAATAATTACATTAAGGCTTTACAAATATTAACAGAAATCTGTAAATATAATGTGCGAAAAACTTCAGGACACCCTTTACCAAAAGAACAACTAAAAGAATTGAAAAATAACTACGAGCAAAATACAAATAGATTTATTCTTAGATATTGGAAATCCACTCTTTTAGCTGCCAATAAATTGAAAACTGATAAGGGCAAGCAAAATAAAATAAATAATTTTTTTGAAGATATATCCAACAAATACAGTTCATATTTGACCGACGAAAATTTAAGATTTGTTGATTCTCTAAACTCAGATAATCAAAGCGATGTTTCTTTAGAAAAAATACCCGTTACTTGTGGTAGTTATGATGTAAGCACTGTTGAAAATATAAGAGCCATTCCGTGTATAAACTCTGAGGTTATGTTTTTATTGCAGAAAGCCGCTACCAATCACAAAGCGAACGGAGATTTAGATTTAGCGGTAGAATGTCTTTTAAAATCTAATCAGATTTCTGATTCTCTTTCATATGAGAAAATGCACCTTACTGAAAAGCAGTACCTACGAGTAATAAAGTATGCCGAATTGTTAAACAAAGAACTTTCAAAACAAATTGAGGATAAGGCAAGAAAAGAACATCCTGAAATGTTTCCTGACATTATACTTACTAAAGAGTGCGAAAGCTTTAAACGACAAATTAAAGCAATGCACAACTTAAACCTGAGTTATATGCAATTAACTACATCAAACAGTTGTGATTTTTGTAAGGGGTATGACAATAAAATTTATAGTATAAACAAAACAGATAATACACACCCATATGTTTATGATTTACCAGTATTTTTACGCACGGGAAGATGTCCTAAGTGCAGAATTTACATAGGTTACTATATGTATTGTCCGGAACTTGAAGATTTAAGTGTCCCTTTGTCAAAAAATGAAATTGAGGAACTTAATAGATTAAGAAATAAAACACTATGACATTATTATTTGAAAGGTGTGTTATCTATGGTATGTAAAAATTGCGGTGCAAATGTCGGCAAAGAATACAGACTTTGCCCTTACTGTATGTCCGAACTTGAATATCCCGAAAACAAAGCAGAACAGCAACCAATTATTATTCAGAATATAATCAATAATCAGCCAAATGTGGCAACCTCTGCCCCTCCGACTGTATCTCATCATCAGTTGTGCAGTCCTAAAGACAAAAGTATGGCATTGATTTTGTGTGTTGTTCTCGGTATGCTCGGCGCTCATTGCTTCTATTCAGGTAAAGCAGGTATGGGTATCCTCTACCTCTTCACAGGCGGACTTTTCGGCATAGGCTGGATTGTTGATATAATCAGAATTGCCGCAGGCTCATACACTGACAGCCATGGTCTGCCGATTAAATAGAATAAATAAAAAAAGACCGCTCGCAGCTGGCATAAAACTACTTTAACTGTTCAGTTACAAAATTTTAACAATAAGCATATTTCAGTTGACAAATCTTGTGTTATATCCTATAATGTTAACATAATAAAATTATCAACTGGAGGTTTTCTATGCCAAATGCAGTCACAGACAAAAAGGTAATTTCTAAAGTAGGTAAAAATGATTTTATACAGATGGGGTTAGCTATTGAAGAAGCTGATATATTAGCTCTTTCATACATAAAAGACACCAAAATGCTAAATGTTGCAAGCGCCATTCCATTTCATCAAACCATAGTTAATTTTGCAATAGACCTTGTGTTGGAAAGGAAATGTGAGGAGGGCCTTATCAAATATGACTATCGCTATGAATATAATAAGGCGAGAAATTGCAAACATATTGAGTTAATAAAGAATGATATGTTAATTACACATTGTTCGGGGAATAATAGTGATTTTCCAAGAAGGGCAAAATACAGGGAGAGACTTTGTACAAATCAACTTTCGCTTTTCGAAGAAACAAACTCTGATGTTATGTACTGCATTTTAATGCACTCCTCTCAATTACAATTAGGACACAAACCTATTATAGCTATAGGCGTTCCTGACTCTACATGCAATAAATGGTGTAACTATATACCATTGAATTCTCTTTCTGGTATTGTACCTTTAGATGTCAAGCAAACTGAACCAGACATTGAAAAATTCCACTTTGCTATGAAAGAAAGATTAAAAAAATCGGAAATAGGGTGATATTGTGAGTAGCGGTGTACAAATCAATCCGCACAAATTAACAGAAGCGCGACAAGCTCGTGCTCTTAATATTTCAAAATTAGCTGAATTAGTTGGTGTAACAAGGCAAGCTATATCAAAATATGAGCAAGGCTCTTCTAAGGTAAGCGTAGATGTTTTAAACAAACTTTCTTCGGTTTTGGAATTTCCTGTTAGCTTTTTTTATAAACCTGACAATGATATATCATATTCTCAAAGCACAGTATTTTACAGAAGTTTTAAAACTTCTGAAGAAACTGTTAGGAGTATGATAAGAATTAAATGCAACTGGACTTATAATGTTTATTCATATCTCAACAGCAGAGTTACTATGCCGACACTTAACTTACCAAATTTAGATTTGTTGCTAAATCAAGGAGAGCTTACGCTTGATTCTATACAAAATATTGCTAACGCTTTAAGAAACTATTGGAATTTAGGTAACGGACCTATTCTAAACTTAACTAATGTTTTGGAACGAAACGGAATTATTGTATCTGGAGGAAACATTACGGCAACAAAAACAGATGCCTGTTCAGAAGTACTCTATGGTGTTCCTGTTATATTTTATGACAAAACATTGAAATCTTCTTGTCGAATCAGATTCAGCCTTGCTCATGAGCTCGGTCATATTTTATTGCATAGTTATGTAACAAATGAAGATCTAAAAAATAAAGATTTCTTGGACAAAATAGAAAAAGAAGCAAATACCTTTGCTTCTTGCTTTTTACTACCGAGAGAATCGTTTATTTTGGATGTTAATGCCCTCTCTCTAGAGTATTTTATGTTACTGAAAGAAAAGTGGAAAGTATCCATTTCTGCTTTAATATATCGTTGTAAGGAATTAGAATTGATTGACAACAATCTAAATTTATCTTTGCGAAAGAGAATATCAGCAAAACGTTGGAACAAAATAGAACCATTAGATGATACTATTCCTTACGAAAATCCACAACTTTTTAAACAAGCCCTGGAATTCATTATCCAAAATTCAAATACAAAAAAAGGCGATATTTTATTTTATTTTTCTTATAATCAAAAAGATTTATCCGATATTGTAGGATGTGACAAAAACTTTTGGAACGATGATATAGAGAAGCCTTTACAATTTTCATTGATTTACTAATAAATACAAGCAAACAACAACATCTAGTACATATAACTAAATAAAAATCCGCCCTGCTCGACTGGTCCTCGAACAGAGCGGAATCACCTACACAGGGTGCAGATGATGCAGTTTAATGCAAAATAATTGTATCACATTCCCTTGTGTTTTTCAAGTAATTTAAAGCACAAGGGATTTTTGCACCCTTTTTTAAGCAAAAGGAGTGTATAAAATGAAAAAACGCAAAGACGGACGCTATCAGAAGAACATCTATATCGGACGAGATGAAAACGGTAAACGAAAGTACAAATCCGTATGTGGCACATCACGAAAAGAGGTTGAAACGCTTGCCGCCGAATTAAAACAAAAACTCGGCAAAGGCATAGATATCTCATCCGATGATACATACGGATGTTGGAAAAAACGCTGGCTAACGGTTCAGAGGTCACTGCAAACACCACAGCAATACAAAACGCTTGAACGGTATCTCAAACATTTTACAGAGCTTGAACCTTACAAAATCAACAAGCTGACAATTGCCGATTTTCAGGAAATCGTGTTCGACTTAGCCGCTAAGAACCCTACAACAGGCAAACCCACAGCGAAAAAGTCGCTGAAAGAGTTCATCGCAACCGCAAGCCGAGTGTTTGAGTATGCTATTGAAAACCGAGCTATCGACTTCAACCCACTGAAATATGTCAAAATATCAAAGAATGCGGCAAAGAAAAAAGAACGCAGAGCCTTGTCACCTGAAGAGCAAAAGCTAATAATCAACACTCCGCACAGAGGAAGATTGCCGGCAATGATTATGTTACTTGCAGGACTGCGAAGAGGTGAATGTCTCGGCTTGCAATGGGCGGATATTGACTTGAAACGCAACAAAATAAATGTTCATCAGACTTTGGTTCTTGACGGAAACAATTCTTACATAAAAGCAGGAGCGAAAACAGAAGCAGGTGTCCGCAAGGTTGATATTCCGACCGTTCTGTCAGACTATCTGAAAAGTCTTGCACCCCACTCTCCATTTGATTATGTAGTCACAACCACCAAAGACAAACTTATGACAAATTCAGCGTGGCGGAGATTGTGGGAGAGTTACATCAATTGCCTAAACCTTGAAGCATTCAATTCACAGCAAGGCAAAATTGTTGGCATTGCTCCACGCAGTAAATACTGCCCCGACGGTATTCCGCAGGTCATAGAACCGTTTACAGCTCATTGTCTTAGACACACCCACGCAACAAATCTTTTCTATTCGGGCTATGATATTCTCTACATTCAACACCAGTTAGGGCATACCAAACCCGAAACCACCTTGAACATTTACACGCATTTAATGCAAGATGATACTGAAGCACCTGCGAAAAAACTTGATGATTTTCTCAATCGTAAAATAAGCTAAAAAAATAAATGCAAGGCAAATGTTAGGCAACTGAACTTGAAAAGTCCGATAAACACTAAGCTTTTCACACATTTATTAAGTGGTTTGGGACCAAGATGCCGCAGGTTCAAGTCCTGTCACCTCGACCAAAAAAGGTGGTTTTTTAACCGCCTTTTATTTTTTGCCAAAATTACTTAAAA